GAGTTGGGGCCTTCGGGCCCCTTCTTTACGTGAACATCACAAAAATACATCAGTGGTGTTGACATAAAGAAGTTCTTCCTCTATCCTCGCACCAACGGTTCCGCAGGGGTACATATACACCGTGACCATCGTTAAGAACAGCCGTACCAAATCTGAGATTATTGCCTGCACGGCGGATGACACAAACTATACTGTCTATACGTGCCCGGCCAATGCAAAGGCGCACATGAATTTGCTGTTCATTACGAATGGTTCCGTGAATGATTCAGATGTGTTAATTCGCTGGTATAGAGCATCTAAGGACACAAAGTTTTTTATCCTTGGTACTCGTAACTTAGGAGGGGGAGAGTTTATCCAGTTTGATGGTGGTGCATTTATTGTGCTCGAGCCCGGAGACTACATCGAGGCCCGTCCCTTTAATACCGCAGGTGGTAACGATCCTGTTATCGATGTCTTCTGTACCGTCGAAGAGTTCTTTATTCCCGTAGGAGGATAGGATGCCGGGAGATAATTCACTAGGATACACAGAACGCTTTGCTCGGGCTCGTCAAAAAATGAACAAGGGCGGCAAGGCAAAAAAGAAGAACAAGATCTGCGCTAAGGGTATCGCGTGGGCAAAGCGCACCTTTGATACCTACCCCAGTGCCTACGCAAACATGGCCGCCTCAAAGTACTGCAAAGATCCTAACTACGCAAAAAAAGCGAAAGGTAAGAAGTCGTAATGGGTGAGCTAAAGAAGTGGCGTGAACAAAACTGGGTTCGTATTGACAGTAGGGGTAACATTGCTGGAGAGTGCGGAACCTCAAAAAATAAAGAAAACCCAGATCGTTGCTTGCCTCGCTCAAAAGCAGAATCATTAAGTCAGTCTGAGCGTAAAGCGACTGCGGCTCGTAAAAAAAGAGAAGGCGCAAAAGGTAAAACTGTCGTAGCCAATACTGAGAAGGCCAAAGTAAGACAAGCGGCGGCTATGGGTGGCTACACAAAAAGATGGAGTAGAGCACGTGCCAAAGGCTAGTAGCGCAGAACGTCTACCATCGGGTCGTATCAAGTACCGTGATGAGACGTTTTCCGGTTTCAACAAGCCGAAAAGGACTCCCAATGGTCCGAAGAAGTTTGCGGTCCTTGCAAAGAAGGGTGATGAGATTAAGCTCGTCCGGTTCGGCGACCCCAATATGGAGATTAAGCGGGACAGTCCCGAACGAAGAAAATCATTCCGTGCCCGACACAACTGTGATACGGCGAAGGATAAATTCACGGCTAGATATTGGTCTTGTAAGAACTGGTGATTTGATGGAATACAACAAAGAAGATTTAATAGAACAGCTTATCGACCACGAGGGTCTCAAACTCAAACCCTACGAATGTACTGCCGGTAAGTTAACTATTGGTGTTGGCCGTAACCTAGAGGATCGCGGTATCTCTGACGATGAAGCTGAATATCTTCTCCACAACGATATCGAAATCGTGGAGCGTGAGTTACTCGAGGCACAACCTCTTGTATCTATGCTCGACGCAGTTCGACAACGTGTGCTGGTTGATATGGGTTTCAACCTCGGTACTCCGACACTTATGAAGTTTCAGAAGATGTGGGATGCAGTAGAAGATGAGGACTGGGAGGAGGCGTCTGCACAGATGTTGGACTCCCGTTGGGCGAAGCAGGTGGGTCGCCGGGCAGTCCGGTTGGCGGACGCAATGAAGACTGGAGAGTGGGTCTAAGAAATGAACTACTTGCAACTCTGTAATGCAGTACTAAGGGAACTCAACGAGGTTGAAATTGTTTCAGTCTCTTCTACACGAGGCATTCAGAGTGCAGTCAAGGACTTCATCAACAAGTCACAAAAAGATATTATTAACTCTGAACTCGAGTGGCCTTTTACCTACGCCGACAGCACCATCACTACGGCATCAGGCACAGGTGAATACACCCTCGCGGCTGACCTTAAGACCATCGACCAAGACACTGTATTTATCAACCTAGGTGGCACAAAGTCTCTCACGCCTCTCGACTACCTTGCCTACGACGAGTATATCCGTGAGTATCTCTCTCTCAACAGTGACCCAAATGATAACCATCTGAGCGAGCCGAGTCATTTCTACATAACACAGGACAGCAAGCTGGGACTCTACCCCGAACCAGATGGGGTGTACACTGTATCCTACCAGTACTGGTCCACTCATAGTGACATGGCGGGTAATACAGATGTTCCTGTTATTCCTGAGCGTTTTCACGACGTCATCGTCAACCGTGCGAAGTACTACGCTTACATGCTCCGCTCAGATCTACAGAGTGCCCAGCTCACTGAGCGCGACTACAGAGAGGGCGTTACCCGTATGCGTGTGGAGTTAATTAACCGTAAAGATTACATGCGAGCGGTCTAGGGGATGCCGGATACTTCCCTCATCAGCCCCTACATCGTACGTCTCGGTGGGGGGCTCGTACTCGATAAGGATGCGTTTTCAATTCCCGAGGGTGCGGCACTCCAACTTCAGAACTTTGAGCCGGACATTGCCGGTGGGTACCGACGTATCAATGGATACGAGAAGTACAACACAAACATTGTACCCCAGACAAGTTCTACGGATGAGAAAGTACTCGGTATTAAAATCTACAATGATCAGGTGGTTGCGGCCCGGGGCGAGAAAGTATTTAAGGGAACAAATACGGGGTCGTGGACTGAGATTGACTCCGGCCGTACCTCAGCAGGCCGCTACGATTTTGTCGTCTTTAACTTCGATGGTACTGAAAAGATTGTGTGGGCAGACGGGGCAAACAATGCATCAGTCTACGACAACAGCACTGTAACAGACATATCGGCTTCCCCGGCTCCCGCTGACCCCCAGTTCTGCGCGATATTTAAGGCCCACCTCTTCTTGGCAGGTGCGTCGTCCAACCCCCACGAAATATTCTTTAGTGCACCTTTCGACCCCACAGATTTCACCCCAGCATCAGGTGGGGGTTCTATCCGAGTAGAAAGTCCCGTTGTTAAGCTGAAGGTATTCCGGGATCGCCTATTTATATTCTGTGAGGATGAGATCTACCAGATTGTCGGTAGCTCTGTATCCGACTTCCAGCTTGCCCCCGTCACCAAAGACATCGGGTGTCGTAGCGGTTTTAGTGTGCAGGAAATAGGTGGTGACCTTGTCTACCTTGCCCCTGATGGACTACGAACCATCGCCGGTACAGACCGTATTGACGACGTCGAACTCGGCACCATCTCGAAACAGATACAGCCCCGTCTCGATGAGGCAGGACTCGACCGTATCTCCTCCCTTGTCATCCGCTCGAAGTCTCAGTACCGATTGTTCTTTCCCGGCGACACACAGGCACAGGGCAGTTCCCGAGGTATCGCAGGAGTAATCAAAGGCAACCCCCAAGGTCAAATTGGCTGGGAGTACGCCGATATCCGAGGTATAAAACCTGCGTGTTGCACCTCCGGATTCATCTCCGAGGTTGAAACAGTGCTCCACGGTGGGTATGATGGGTATGTGTACCTGCAAGAATCGGGCAACACCTTCGATGGGACAAACATCAACGCGGTGTACAGATCTCCCGACCTCACGATGGGGGATCCGGGCATCCTCAAGCAGATGCAGAGGATTATCTGGAACTACGACAATGAGTCCTCCGTGGACTCTACGTTTCGTATCCGCTACGACTTCAACTCATCCGAGGTTCCCCAGCCCGCTCCGTACGGATTGACAACAGGTGCGGCTGTAGCAATCTACGGTAACACAGCATCTCTCTACGGGACTGCGGTCTACGGCTCGTCTGGGGCACCCCTCGTGCGTCAGACTGTTGAGGGTTCTGGTTTTACTGTTGCGGTACGCTTAGACGATAATAATGGGGCGGCCCCGATTTCACTGAAGGGGTACCAACTCGAATTCACTCCGGGAGGAAGAAGGTAATGACAGGGTATACCCGTCAGAGCACCTACACAGATGGTGACGTAATCAATGCGGCGGATTCCAACGATGAGTTTGATCAACTCCTCGCCGCTTTCAACAACTCAACAGGCCACGCCCACGATGGTACATCCGCAGAGGGCCCCGTTATCGGCCTTATCGGAGATGCAGGGGTCACGACTCCCCTCAACAAGATTGAGGTAGATACTGCTAATGACCGTATCGGTGTCTTCGTTGATGTAGCATCGAGTGCGGTTGAGCAGGTCCGGTTCCAAGACGGGGCTGTTGTCCCTGTCACGGATAATGATGTGGACCTCGGTTCTTCCGGTGCAGAGTTCAAGGATTTGTACATCGATGGGGTAGCCTACGTTGACAGCCTTGCGATGCCTACGACGACGGTTACCGATATTCTCGATGAGGACACAATGTCTTCGGACAGTGACACAGCCCTCGCCACCCAGCAGTCCATCAAGGCCTACGTCGACGCACAGGTTACAGCACAGGACCTCGACCTCACCACAGACTCTGGCACCATCGACATTGACCTCGACAGTGAGACCCTCACGGTTGCAGGGGGTACGGGGCTTGACTCATCCGCTACAGGCACCACCGTAACCCTCGCTATCGACTCTACCGTCGCAACTCTCACGGGTACCCAAACTCTCACCAACAAGACCCTCACAACTCCCGTAATTTCGACAATCTCGAATACCGGAACCTTGACGCTCCCGACTTCTACGGATACAATAGTGGGTAGAGCGACAACGGATACCTTGACAAATAAAACTATCGATGCAGACAACAACACACTGTCGAACATCGAAGTAGATAACCTCAAGGCGTCTGCGGTTGTAACGGAAGCAGAGGGAATCTCTTCCAACGACAATGACACGACGTTGCCTACGTCAGCCGCAGTTAAAGACTACGTAGATACAGCCATCACGGCAGAAGATCTCGATATCACAACAGACAGTGGCACCATCGCCATTGACTTGGATACTGAGACACTCACCGTAGCTGGCGGCACAGGTCTCGATTCGAGTGCGACAGGTAACACAGTAACACTCGCAATCGACTCTACTGTAGCAACCCTAACAGGTACCCAGACCCTCACCAACAAGAGCATCGATGCGTCCCAGCTTACAGGGACTGTCGCCAACGCCCGCCTCGATGCCCAACTACAGGATGTCGCTGGCCTCACTCCGACAGACGGTAACTTCATCGTCGGGGATGGCACAAACTTCGTCGCAGAATCAGGGGCTACAGCCCGTACTTCACTCGGACTCACCATTGGAACTGATGTACAAGCTCACGATGCAGGTCTTACCTCAATTGCTGGCCTCACTACCTCTGCCAATCAAGCGATCTATACTACGTCTAGCGACACGTACGCAGTCACGTCTCTTACGGCATTCGGTCGTAGTCTTATTGATGACGCTGATGCTTCAACGGCACGGACAACTCTCGGCTTGGGTACTGCGGCGGTTGCCGATACAGGAACGTCGGCTGGCAATGTTGTGGTGCTCGACGGTACCGGAAAACTCCCGGCAGTAGACGGCTCCCAGCTTACGAACATTAACTTCACGGAGACCGACCCGTCGGCTCTCGCTTTTGCAATCGCTCTCGGTTGAGTAGAAAGGACATACCATGGCAAACGCATTCCTCTCAGAAACAGACACTGGTATCGGAACATCCCCCGTTACCGTATTCACGTGCCCATCGGCTACCGAAACAACCATCATCGGTCTCACCGTAGCGAACATTGAATCGAGTCAGGTACTCGTCGATGTTCAGTTGGATGCATCGGGGCGTACCTCCGGGGCGGAAGATAGCGTCTACATCGTGAAGGACGCACCTGTACCTGCAGGATCTTCCCTCGTTGTCATTGGGGGCAACCAGAAAGTCGTGATGGAACCGGGCGATGAGATTGTAGTTACGTCTGACACAGCGGCTTCCATCGACGTTGTCCTGTCCCACTTGGACATCACCTAGGGGGTAACCTATGTCATTTATCGGTAACGTCCCTGCTGAATCTTACTCTCCGGTTGTCAAAGACACCTTTTCTGGTGATGACAGCACAACGGACTTCACGCTGTCGATCCCTGCCACCACAAACTCTGTGGAGGTATTCGTTGAGAACGTGCAACAAGAACCCACAGACGCCTACACTATCTCCGGTACCACCCTGTCTTTCACAGCGGCACCTGTTACTGGCACCGACAACATCTATGTGATCCACCGTGGCCCTGCGGTACAGCAGGTTGTGCCACCGGCGGGGGTAGCATTAAGTCCTTCGACTGTCACAGCAACAGGTGACATCAGTACCGAAGGTGATCTCAAGGTTGAAGTGGCATCCGGTGGTATCTACACGATTACAGGTACGGACACAGCAAGCAACCGCACACTGACGTTGCCTGATGAGGCGGGGACGGTGTTGACGAGTGGTACTGATGTAGGCAACTTCCCATCTGGTTTTGCGAATGGGATTACTGAAGCGGATGTCTGGAGAATACAAACAGGTATCAATACAACGAACTCAAGCGGAAATGTAATTACTTCTTGGGAACGTGCAGACGATCCCCTTGCGACGTATGTTGGCACAGGCGTGTCTCAAGCGTCTGGTGTATTTACATTTCCTACAACTGGCAAATGGTTAATTCAGTTTTCGCCAAAGATGAATGTAACATCAGGATCGTATATTCAAACAAGAATAAGGCTCACAGAAGATAACACCAACTACACTGATTACGCATACGCAACATCTTACGACTCAGCGGGTGGTGGCAACCAGTGCGTTTTTACACTTGTCTCTATTACTGATACCACAAACCAAAAAATGAGAATTGAATGGAGCAGTAATGGCACTGGCGTTATTTATGGAAACGATGACAATAATTTGTCTCCGCTTTTGTTTTTGAGGATCGCATAATGAGCGAGATAAATGTAAACACAATCAAGAAAGCTGACGGCACTGGCTCGCTGACTGCCCCTGCTGAGACAGGAGTACTTGTATGAGTTACATAGGCAAAGCCCCCGGATTCGGTATCCGAAACCGCTACTACTACACGGCCACCGCCTCTCAAACCACCTTTTCCGGTGCCGATGACAACGGACAGACGCTCGCCTACGCTGACTCCAAGTACTTGGATGTGTACCTCAATGGCGTATTGTTGGTTGCCGGTACGGACTACACGGCCACGACCTTCACATCGGTCACCCTCACAAGCGGTGCATCGGCCAGTGACATTGTTGAGATTGTCGCCTATGACATCTTCTCGGTTGCGGATACGGTGAGTTCGGCCAACGGGGGTACTTTCAATGGGGCGGTGACGTTCGATGGAACCGCAACGTTTGATGGGACCGCAACGTTTAATGGTTCTGTTGTCGGTATTGATGTATACGATGCGTCTACAAGCTCTACTGGTTTCTTTTCACTCCCTGCTGGCACTACGGCACAGCGCCCGGGATCACCTGTAAACGGGATGATTCGGTATAACACTGATTTTGATTTATACGAAGCATATGATGAAACTGAAGCCGCTTGGGTGACTCTCTCTAGTGTTTCTCAACAATATTCCGCAGAGTATCTTGTTATTGCCGGTGGGGGTGGCGGTGGTTCAACCGCTGGAGGTGGAGGTGGTGCCGGAGGATACAGAAACTCTTATGCCTCTGAAACTTCGGGAGCGGGTAGTTCTACTGAAACTCCTTTAACTTTTTCTCTCGGAACAACGTATACAGTTACAGTTGGTGGTGGCGGTAGCGGTGCATCTGGTAGTGTAGATGAACAGGGATCTGATGGCACAGATTCATCTATTTCTGGATCTGGCATTTCAACCATAACATCCGTAGGCGGAGGCGG